GAAATCGTGAGCGAGAGTTGCACGGTTGTGTCCTTTTGCGTTTTGTCAATCAGATGTGAACCAGATCACACTTGCGGTATATACCTACACGCTACGGTTTAGCAAGCTCAATCTCTGCAAGCATCGCGGCTTTTCGTGCCACCACCCTTGCGATAGTTTCGTCCAGACTCCCGGCCAGCGAGACGATTCGCGCCAGAACGGGGCGAGTTTGACCATACCTATGCAACCGCTTGGCGGCCTGCTGTAGTATCGCCGGCACCCACGGGCTCTCCGCGAACACGGCGTTATGCGCGCGATGTAGCGTCAGGGCGGTGGAGGCCACGTCGATCTGACAGACCAGCGCGCGGATCGTGCCGGCCTGGAAGGCGTCGATGATCCACTGCCGGTCCGCCGGCTTCGTGTCGCCCGACAATATCCCGACGTTGGAGCCGAGCCCCTTGGCGATCGTCGCCATCACGTCGCGGTGGATCGCGAACACCACCACGCTATCCATGCCGCTGGCAAAGTCCTGACGTATAAGCTCGGCTACGGCGGCAGCCTTCGCGACGCCGGTCCACCGGCGCAGCGTGGCCAGGTGCATGGACTCCGCCGCGGCGATAGCCATGGCTTCGTCGTCGCCGGCCGCTTTCGCCATCGCGGCCTCAAGGACGGCTACGGCCTCTGCGAACTCGGGCGGGGGCGGCGGCACGTCGTCGGGCGATACGGTGACGTGCGCCCACTGTAGCGGGGGAAGCTCGGCCTGCACGTCTGACGACAGCCTCCGCAGGACGTGGGGGCGCAGCAGCGCGGACAACTCGGCCTGGTGCCGGGCGCCCACGATGCGCCCCTCGCCGTCTGTGCGGCAGAAGCGGTATAGAAAGTCATCGCGGCGCAGGCCGACGTTCGCCAACGCCGCGGGCCATAGCGCCCGCATGTGCGTCCAAAGCTCGCCGGGGTGGTTCAATACCGGCGTGCCGGTCAGCAGCCACACGCGGGTGGCCAGCCGCGCCAGGCCGTTCGCCTGGTCGAAGCGGTGGCCGTAGATGGCGCGGCTGCATACGCTGCGTGGCTCCTTCAGCGCGTGGGCCTCGTCGCAGATCAGCGCGTCGTAGCGCATCCCCTGTAGCCACTTACGGGCTTTGGGTGACGCCAGCAGCGCGTAGCTGCAAATCAGCACGTCGGAGCACATCGCGCGTGCGGCGCGCAGATCGCCCGTCCCCCGGATCACGCATACCTCGCGGGGGCGCTTCTGCCAGGCCATAAACTCACGCCGCCAGTTCTCCCGCGCGATGCCGGGGCAGAACACCAGCACCGTGCGCACGTCGGCAAGGTCGCAAGCGGCGATCGCCTGCGGCGTCTTGCCCACGCCCATGTCGTCGGCGAGCAGCGCGCGAAAACGCGACGCAAGCCACTCGGCGCCGATGCGCTGGTAGGGGCGAAGCTCAAGCAAGCGGCGGCACCCGGTGGCGGATTAGCCGGGGAGCTTTGCCAGGCGAGCGACGCATATAGATTAACTCTTTGACACCTATGCCGGCCAGCGCCGCAAACACCGCTCGCCAGTCTTCCGCTCCGAAGACGCTAGATGACGCCAGGCCCTTGATTGTAGCAACGTGTAGATCGTCTACCGTGATGGTCGCAGCGGCGTGGTAAGGCGTGCCGAATGCTGGACCATCTCCGTCAAGATGGATTCTAAGCACGTAAGCCGAAGGTTCTAGCGTTGCTCGCATGCTCAGTTCATCCTGCTTCTGGATACAGCCGATTCTTCAGCAGAGTCGGACAGACCGTGCTTCGTGCCGAGTTCGATCATTCGAACAGCAACGATACGATCGCGGCCGGCCAGGGCACCGGCATAGCGAGTCGTAGCGTATGAGAGGGCGTAGATAACCGCGCCCATGTCCTTGCCCTGGCATGCGTCCGAAAACGCATCGACAAGGTTGGCGACTTCCAGCGTCACCGCCGTCGCCCGCTCTTCCTCCGTCATGTCCTTCCTCCCTGCTGTAGACCGTAGCCATACAGTGCGATCAAAGCTGCTTCAGCCCGGCCGTCGTCCTTCACCCTCGCGAACAACGCCGACGACTCCGGGAACAGCTGGCACGCCCGCTTGCGCGCCGCGTCCTTGTCCGCCGGGCACCGCATGGCGCGCTTCCACTCCATCGGCGTCACCAGCGTATAGGGAATGCATTCTGACGCTAGTGCTTGCTCGGCGTAGCCGAACGCGCGGCCAAAGCTGAACGCGCTGGCGGCCCCGTCGTGCGGGTTAGGACCGACGTTTTCGAGGAAGGCGACCTGACGACTCCATTGACCCTGGAAAATGCAGGCTAGGCGCTGCGGGTTGATCCGCTTGCGCAGCTTGGCACCGACCTTCACCGTGTCGGTCGGCATATCCGCCACGTCTATCAGCACCCCGTCGTTCAGGAACGCGATGGCGCCTGACGCGCCGGGGTCGATGCCGATTATGAGCATAACATGTCCAGTTCGTCGGCCAGGCTATGCAGGGCGACAGCAACGTGACGGCACCGTCGACTCAAGCGCAAGCTGCTGGCGGACAACGGTACCGCTTCCTCCGCATCCGCGCCGAGCCAAAAGTATAGGGGGTTGTCTACGCGCATAGCGGTTCAAGCTCCTTGATCTCATTCACTTATCTCCCGGCACCGTATACCTTGACGCTACGCCTAGCAAGCTTTTTCTGGTTCCCAATGGTGTGGCATTTTGGCATCACTTTTCCGTTATCGTCCGTATACCGTGAAAATATCTGTAGACAGGCGGGCGACGTTCGCCTATCTGCTGCGTCGTTGAGGTCCGGCGCCAACGAAGCCATAAAAAAGTGGTAGCACCTTGGTAGAGGATGATTTCTCATGTATGACGGCAGCAACGAGAACAAGCACGACTTCCTTATCCGCAGGGGCGCAGAGTTGCGTGCGCTGCGGCTCAAGACGGAAGACGGCACCGGAGAGCCGATGGGCCTCGGCGCCATAGCCGAGGTGCTGAACGCAGAGACAGCCAGCCGCGACCGGATCAGCAAACTAGAGCGCGGAGTGAGCGGGATCGACTTCTTCGACTACCTGCGCCTCATGTGGTTCTACCGCGACGTAGCTGGCGCCGACCACCCTGGCGTGGCACTGGCCCGGCGGCTACTGTCGGCCAAGACTCGCGGCGCGAAGGTCTGATCTGAAAAAGCGGCAACACCCTTGCCGCTTTTTTACTTGCAAAGCGTAACGTGACGGTCTACGTAGATATCTCCCGAGCACAAGAGGAGCCAGGCATGGCCGCGTCCCGATCCACCTACACTCCGCTCGAAGACGAGACTTTGATGATGCTTAGCAACACGACGGTGGCGGCCATGGCGCGGGGGGTAGGGCGGCGCAAAAAGTCGGTAGTCGCCCGGTTGGCCGTCCTTCAGCGCGCGCAAGGGGGATCGCACCCGCGGCGGTGCCTGCGCTGCAACAAGCCGTTCATGGCTACCGACCCGATCCGCAACCGCATCTGCGGCCCTTGCGCCGGCATCAACGCCGGGGCGGTTGAGCTGGCCGGCGACACGGTGGGCTCCTGCGGGGGAGCGTGGGTGTCGGCGAGCGCAGACCGCCCTCGGGTTCGGTTGAGCGTGACCTTCTGATGCAACTATTCCTCGATCTCGAATCGCGGGGCGTCGTCGATCTGCGCAAGGTGGGCGTCTACGCCTACGCCGAGCACAAGAGCACCGAAATCATCATGGGCGGGTGGGCGCTAGACGACGACCCCGTGCAGGTGTGGCAGCCGGGCACTGAGCCAGCGCCCGACCTGTTGGTCTGCGCGCTCGCCGACCCGGCCGTGGAACTGGTAGCGCACAACGCGGGGTTTGAGCGCACCATGCTGACGCGCTCGCGCCTCGACTTGCCCGACGTGTCCGACGTGACGCGGTGGACCTGCACAGCGGCACGCGCGGCGGCACTGTGCCTGCCTCGCGGGCTAGACGCCGCGTTGGCCGCCCTGGGACTGCCAGTGTCCAAGGACCAAGACGGCCACCGGCTCATGTTGCAGATGTGCAAGCCGCGCCGCCCGAGGAAGGGCGAGCCGCGCGACGTGACGCTGTGGTGGGACGACGCCGAGCGCATGGCGCGGCTCGCCCGCTACCAAGTGATAGACGTGGAAGTGCTGCGCAAACTCGCCCGCGCGGTGCCGCCGCTGTCGCCGATCGAGCGCGAGACCTGGGAACTGACAGAGCGGATGAACGATCGCGGCATCCTCGTGGACGACGCGCTGCTGATGCGCGTGCTGATGCTGCTGGAAGTAGCCGAGCAACGGCTAAACACCAATATCAGCGCCCTCACCGGCGGCGCCGTCCCGGCCATCACCGACCACATGGCGCTGACCCGCTGGCTGACGGCGCGGGGAATCGACGACGCGACGGATACAGGGGTGGACAAGGCCGCCGTCGCCACGCTGATCGCCAACACCGAGCTTGACCCGCTGGTGCGCGAAGTGTTGCTGCTGCGCCAGGACGGCGGCGGGTCCAGTTCGACCAAGTGGCGCGCGATGCTACAGCGCATGTCTCGCGACCACCGCATTCGCGGTGCGCTCGTATACTGCGGCGCCGCGGCAACAGGGCGGTGGGCGAGCCGCGGTGTGCAGTTGCACAACTTAAAGCGCACCGGGACGATCAAGGGCGAAGACGGCGAGCCCGCCGATCCGCTGCCCATCATCGCCGACCTACTCGCTGGCGCCACCGTGGATCAGATCGAGGCGCGGCACGGGCCGGCGCTGCTAGTGGCATCGGAGCTGCTACGCCCGGCACTCGTGGCGTCGCCCGGCGCCCTGTTGGCGCGCAGCGACTATAGCCAGATCGAGGCGCGAGTGAACCCGTGGCTAGCCGGGGCCAAGTGGAAGCTGGACGCCTTCCGCCGTTTTGACGCCGGGACCGGGCCAGACCTCTACAAACTGATGGCCGCCAAGGTGTTCGGCGTGCCCGTCGAGCAGGTGTCCAAGGCGCAGCGACAGGGCGGCGGCAAGGTCCCGGAACTTGCCCTCGGGTTCCAGGGCGGCGCGGGGGCGCTGCAACGTTATGCGCGCGCCTATGGCGTCAACCTCCCGGCGTGGCCTAAAGGCCCAGATGGCTTCCCGGCGCCCAACCCGGCGCCCGGCAGCGACGTGTGGGTGGTGCGCCAGTGGCGCGACAGCAACCCCGAGATTTGCGGGCTGTGGGCTGGCATGGAAGAAGCGGCGCTCACATGCATGAGCCTTCCCAAGGGCTACGTGACCGAGGTGTGGACCCTCGACCGGACGTGGGACAACGACGCGCGCAAGCACGTGTTCGCCAAGATGCACAAGACACCGCTCACCTTTCGACGCAACAGCCAAGCCCTATGCCTGCGCCTGCCGAGCGGGCGCAGTCTGCTCTACTGGACGCCAAGCGTTCGGATGGCAGACACGCCGGTGGGGCGCAAGTGGGTACTGCACTACCGAGCCGAGGATGCGGTCACGCGCCAGTGGCGCGAGTTTAAGGCTTACGGCGGCCTGTTCACTGAGAACGCCGTGCAGGCCACCGCGCGCGACATCATGCGCGACGGTTTGCTCGCCCTGTATCGTGACGGTCTACTGCCGGTGCTGACCGTGCATGACGAAGCGATATCCGAGGTGGTCGGACTGTCGGCGGATGACGCGGCAGCGGTGGTGCAGCGCGCGCTGCTGATGCCATTGGCGTGGGCGCCGGGGCTGCCGCTGGCAGCGGACGGCTCGGCCGGGCCGAGATATGGAAAGGGATGAAGCCGTGAGCGACACAAGTGAGTATCTGTGCCTTATAGTCGCGGCGTGCGAAATCGCGCGGGTGAAGGGGCCGGCCTGGGTAACAAGCGTGCTGCGCCCCACCCGCAAGAGGCGGCTGACGCAATTGACCGCGCGGGAGCTGCGCGTGCTCGTGCGCTGCTGGCGTATACCGCCGCGCTACCGCTCCCCGCACTGCGACGAGGTGGACGCATGACCCTCGCCCTAGATCGCCCGCTAGCCGTCACGTTCTTCGACGGCTATGGCGCCGCCACTGCGGCGCGAGAGACCGTCTCGCTACGCGCACTGCTGCCACGTTTACGCGACACCACAGCGCTGACGAAGCCCGAACTGCCGTGGGTCAAGATCGCCACCCATGGCGACCTGCGCACCGACAAGAACAGCCTGCGCCACGACAAGAACGTGCTGTCGATCGACGGCATCGAAGCCGACTATGACCTCGAAGTGATAACGCCAGAGGAAGCGGCGGGCATCCTCGATATGTTCGACGTGGCGGGCGTCGTATACACCAGCCCATCCCACAGCCTCGCCAAGCCGCGGTGGCGCATTCTGTGTCCAACGTCACGCCCGCTGCCGCCAGCGGCGCGTGCGGGGCTGCTAGCACGTCTCAGCGGGGTGTTTGCTGGCACGCTGTCAGGCGAGTCGTTCACACTTAGCCAGGCGTATTATTTTGGCAGTGTGAACAGTAGCCCGGCCCATCGCGTGATCGCGGTCGAGGGGCGCTACATCGACGAGGCGACGGAGCTGCCCGAGGTAGGCAAACGGGGCAAGGCTGTCGTCACCGCCGGGGATGACCTTGCACCCATGCCGGGCGAGCAGACGGCAGACGGCGCGATACTAGCCGACCTGGCGGCCGGGCTGGTCTACCACGAGTCCCTGCGCGACCTGGCGGCCCGCTACATCGGGCGCGGGATGCGCCCCGCGGATGTGGACGCAGTGCTACGCGGCTTCATGGAGTCGGTAGTGCCGACAGAACGCGACAAGCGTTGGCGCGAGCGCGTTGCAGAGATTCCGCGGCTCGTGTCGTCGGCCGTAGCCAAGTTCGCACCCCCAGCCGCGCCAATCGGTGCCGACTTCTTCGACCCGTGGGACGCGGTGCTACCACGTCGCCTGTTCCCGATGGACAGCCTGCCGCCGACACTAGCCGAAGTGGCGCAGGATAGCGCCGAACTTATCGGGGCGGACCCGGCGGCGGTGGCGATGGCTCAGCTTGCAGCCGTGGCGGCCGCTGCGGATGGCCGCACGAGGCTGCGGGTGAAGCGGCACAACGCCGACTGGATCGAAAACCCGCGGCTGTGGGTGATGCTGGTAGGCGACCCGTCGTCCAAGAAGACGCCAGTCATCAACGGCGCGATGGGGCCACTGAAGCAATTCCAATCCACAAAGACAGAAGCACACAAGTTGATCCACGACCTGTGGGAGCGCACCGCGAAAGTGGACCGCGTTGGACCCGAGCCGATGCCCCCGCGTTACATCCTGAACGACTGCACGACGGAGAAGGCGGCCGAAATCTTGGCCTCCGCGCCGAGGGGTGTGCTCGCGCACTTTGACGAGCTGTCCATGTGGATCGGCGGCATGGAGCAATACACCACCAAAGCGGGCGGCGGCGCCAACCGCGCGTTCTGGTTGCAGGCATACCAGGGTGGCGACTACACCCAGGATCGCATCGCGCGAGGGACGACCTTCGTGCCAAACTTGTCGATCAGCATCCTCGGTGGCATCCAGCCCGACCGGCTGCGCAAGGTAGCCGGCGGTCTGACGGACGACGGGCTGTTGCAGCGGTTCCTCCCCATAATGATGGGCAAAGCTGGGCGTGACGTAGACAGGCGCCCGTGCGACGCGCACGCAGCGCATCGAGCGCACGTGCAGGCGCTACTAGAAGCGCCGGCTCGCTCGCTGTATCTGGACGAGCGAGGGCACGAGATACGCGAAAGCGCCTTCGACAGCTTCGATGTCCTAGAAACAGCGGACGGGCTGGGCAAGGGCTTCACAAGCTGGGCAGGCAAAATGACCGCGTTCATGATGCGGCTATGCCTGGCCCTACACTTCGCTGACCCTGCCAGCCTCGCGGCGGGGGATGGGCTGGTGCCGGCCGAGACCGTGGAAAAGGCGGCCGAGCTGATGAACTTCGTGCGCGCCCACGCGATCGCGTTCTACCGCGGCATGACCGGTGATGCTGGGGAACACACGCGCCAGATAGCAGACTGGATCCTTTTGCACCCCGAGAAGACGGAGCTGACGCGGGGCGACTTCACTCGCGGACCGCGGTGTTGCCGCAGCCTGATAGAGCGCGAGCTGGCCGAAAAGATCGGCATGCTGGTGACGGGCGAGTGGCTGCTACCTATGACCGATCACGCCTCTTGTAGCAGGTGGAAGGTGGCCGAGGGCATTCACACGCGATTTGCCGAGAAGGCGAAAGAGGCAGCGAAGAAGCGCGTTGAGCTGATCGAGATCATCAACGATGTTGCGCCGCGGCTGCGCTCGCGCTAGGCTGCGCGCAACTAGGAGACTATACCAATGGCTGACGGTATGCCGGACTACAGGTCCATTTTGAAGAAATACATGGGGCGCGTTTACAGTGACGATTATGTCGTGGCCATTCGATGCGCTGTCGAGGACCTAGGAGAGTTTGTCTCTGATGCCGAAGCTGATGAACTAGCCGAGATTTTATCCGAAGTTGAGGCGGAGGAAGGCAATCTGGTTGTGGGCTCCCCGCGGATGGCCTACAGACACCGCGCCGCGCGATCGCGCTGACGTGCTGACGTGCTGACGTGCTGACGTGCTGACGTGCTGACGTGCTGACGTGCTGACGTGCTGACGTGCTGACGTGCTGACGTGCTGACGTGCTGACGTGCTGACGTGCGGATATCCGCTGGCTAGCAGCCGAGGGGATCAACTACAGCCAGCGGATATCTTACCACGGGCCTGTTGGTTCACCCTGACATGACGCTACCTCCCCCTGTCCAGGCCGCAAGCTCTAAGCCATAAACCGTCATAAGTCATTGTTATTATTGGGCTCGACCGCGTAGAGGAACGGGCGGCGGACTCGGGATTCACTGGTTAAGAGATGCGAGCTCGATCCTGGCCAGCCAGCTTGCGTAGCCACGTTGGCAATTCTGGTTAGTCTCGTATGCCATCACGAAAACGTGATAAGAAAACGCTGGACTCCGGTAGACCGTGGCGCTACCTCGCCAATCACCGAAACGGGAATCAAGGAATCCAGCAAATGACCTACCAAGTTTATCAGCAGCTAGACGGATTGTGGGGTTGGACGATCTATGGCGGGCAAGGACCCGTCCTGAAGCGCCGCAACTATTAGTTCCGTTGGCTGGCCCTGCTAGCTGCCCGCCGCACCGCGAACGCATAGGGAGACAGGACAATGACAAACCTCGACCTAGTGTCACGTGCCCGCGACGACTACGTGACTAGCGTAGCGGTCATAATCGCCCGTTGCTTCCCACTCGATCAGATAAACGACGCCTTGCTGCAATGCGACTACGAAAGCAAAGACACGCTTTGGGCAGCGCGCATCATCGCGCAGAGGAGCGGCCGATGACCCAAGCCCTAATCAACGTCGCGCTGCTGATCCTGAACGCCGCATGGCGCGAGGCTGGCGCAGCAATCTGCCTCACAATTGGCCTTATCCTGCTACTCGCATACTAGAAGGAACACGAACATGAATATCAAGGAAATACTATATCTGCATGCCTTGTGGCAAAACAACCCTAACACAGGCGAACAAGCCAACCTGAGCGACGCCAACCTGAGCGACGCCAACCTGAGCGGCGCCAACCTGAGGGACGCCAACCTGAGGGGCGCCGACCTGAGCGGCGCGGACCTGCGCGGCGCGACAGGATATCGTTGTGCGGGCCGGGATCCCCGCGGATATCATTTTCGCGCGGTGGCCAAAGCCGGCGGAATCCAAATCACTGCCGGATGCCGTTGCTTCACTCTTGCAGAGGCGCTGGCGCATTGGGCAAATAACCCCGACGCTCTAGCACGCGTCGCGCTACTCGCACTGTTGGGAGACGAGTCATGAACACCCTAGAAGCGCTGATCCTGCTGGTCCTTGGCGCAATGGGCGCCTTGGCTACCTTCATCTTCATCCTGATTGTGCTCGCCTACATCCACTAAACCTACGGAGAAACACGATGAACACGTTCAAAATCGCGCTACTCGCCAGCCTCGCAATCGCACCGCTGTCTGCCAATGCGCAAACCTCGCACTGCCTCGCGCAGGACGAAGCAGCCCGTCTCGGCCCCGACATGCTGGCCTCATATACGCAGATCAAGCTGGCTGATCCCGGTTTCTGTGTCTCGGAGATGGTGGCCTTTGCGTATCTGCTGTCAAACGACAACGGGTATCGCTTTTCCGCCGAGATCAACACACTCGCGTACTGCAACACACCGGGGCACAAGCCAATCGATAATGAGACCGCAAGCTGTGACCGTGCGCGCCGATATATCACGAAGGGAGACAAGTAGTCATGACCCGCAAAGACTACCGCCTGATCGCTGGCGTCATAGCCTCACGTGCGCTCTATCTAGACGGCAAAGACGAGCACATGGCGAGGCTATTAGTGAGTGACATAGCTGACGCTTTGGCCAGCGACAATCGCGCGTTTGACCGCGATCGCTTCTTGTCCGCTTGCGGCCTAGATCAGGAGTCCGGGATATCAGACCGGGAAGCAAGAGCGCACGTAAGATCGGCGTTCCCAGGCGCGCGCTTTAACCGCTGAACCGCTCTCCCACCCGCACCTCGACGGCCCCTTCACCGGGGCCGAACGACTCGACACAGGAGACAGGATCATGACCCCCGAAGAGAAAGCAGTCATCGTGCACGCGCTGGACGCCCTGCTAGACGAGATACTGGATCAGGGCGCCGAGCAGCCCTTCGGTGCTCACTACGCCGTGCTACTGGCCCAGGCGCTAGAAGCATGCCGGCTCTTGAAGGGCGCAAGCCCGGCCGTTCAGGGCCGGGTTAGCCCCTGACATGCTCTCGGCCCTGAAGGGCATAAACTACCGATCTTCCGCGCCTGTAATCGCTTGCATCATCCATAGACCAGGTGTATCAAGGGCTATGGTTATCCGCAAGGCCAACACATACCGGCTCTATCCGACGCCCGAGCAAGCGCAGCAAATGGCGCAGATCGCGGGTTCGTGCCGATATGTGTTCAATCTGGCCTTGGAGCAGCGGCGCGACTGGTGGAAGCCGGGACGGACGTTCAATTTCGCCGGCCAATGCCGCGAAGTCACCATGCTCCGGGCCGAGGTGGATTGGCTCAAGGCGGCACCCGTCCACACGCTGTAACAGGCGCTCAAAGACCTTGATCGCGCCTATCAGAATTTCTTTGCAGGCCGTGCGGAATATCCGACGCCGCGTAAGAAAGGTCTGAACGATAGTTTCCGCTTTCCCGATCCGGTTTCGATCAAGGTTGAACGCACGGGCACATCGTCCGGACGGATCAAGCTGCCGAAACTGGGATGGGTTCGCCTCCGTGGCTGGTATGCCATCCCCGGCGCCATCCGCAACGCGACCGTCTCGCGCCGTGCGGGGCAATGGCATGTCGCCGTCCAGTGGCAGCGTGAGGTAGCCGAGCCGGTGCCGTCCATCCTGCCAGCGGTCGGGATAGACCGAGGCATTGCGGTGTTCGCCGCGCTGTCCAACGGCGTCAACATCGCCCCGGTCAATCACGGCAAAAAGGCGCTCCGGGCGCTGCGCAAGGCGCAACGCAATCTGTGCCGCAAGAAGCGCGGTTCGTCCAACCGCCGCAAGGCTATCCGCCGCGTGGCGAAGATACAGATGCGGGTGGCCAATGCCCGCAAGAACTTCCTCCACGAGCAAACCACGGCCATTGCCCAGAACCACGGCACGGTCGTCTTGGAGGCGCTGAAGGCGCGGAACATGTCCGCATCCGCGAAGGGCACCGCAGCCAAAACGGGCAAGAATGTTCGGCAGAAGGCGGGCCTGAACCGGGCCATTCTGGATCAAGGATGGGGCGGTTTCAGGATCATGCTCGGCTACAAGCTGGCGGATCGTGGCGGCAGGCTCATCGAAGTTCCAGCCGCCTACACAAGCCAGACGTGTGCTGAATGTGGCGTGGTCGATGCGACGAGCCGGGCGAGCCAGTCGCGGTTCATCTGTACGGCCTGCGGCCATGATGCCAATGCCGACACGAACGCGGCACGTAATATCCTACAACGGGGGCTGGACAAGTCCTCGAAGCGTGTGGACGGGCACCTCGGTAAGAGGCCGGACGAAGCACGAAGCATCCGGAGGGCCGCGTAATGGCGGACCTTGGAACCTCGGTCCTTCAGGGCCGAGAGCATGTCAGCGCCGGGCTGCTCGTGTGCGCCTTGCTGGCGCGCGCTTTTACCGCTGAACCGCTCTCCCACCCGCACCTCGACGGCCCCTTCACCGGGGCCGTTGTCATGTCTGAGACATCATTTAAGTGCCCCCCGCGCGCGCGGGGAAGAACCTCAACGGCCCCTTCACCGGGGCCGTTGTCATGTCTGAGACATCATTTAACGGCGTGCCGCCATTCCTGGTTTTGGGCGCCCCCCCGGCACGGTAGAGGCGGCTTGTAGCGTGACGGTATACAAGAGAGCAAATTTGCCTCGGCTTGTAGCCTGACGGTATACAAGAGTCTCATGGCGTGAGAAAATAGGTATCAAGCCGGACCTAAAGTTGCCACTCGTGCCTTACGCGTGATACAGGGATACAAAAAGACCTCTCTCTCTCTTTGTCTCCTACGTAAGGCACGATTGGCACGCACCCCTTTTGTTCTCATTTTGGCCCTCCGGCGCGGTCGGGAGACGGCTTGCGGTTCGGGGACGGCTTGCGGTCGGGAGACGGCTTGCGGTCGGGAGACGGCTTGCGGTCGGGAGACGGCTTGCGGTTCGGGGACGGCTTGCGGTCGGGAGACGGCTTGCGGTCGGGAGACGGCTTGCGGTCGGGAGACGGCTTGCGGTCGGGAGACGGCTTGCGGTCGGGAGACGGCTTGCGGTTCGGGGACGGCTTGCGCCCTGATCGAGCTGGCTGGGATCGCGGCTCGGGATAGCTTGCGCTCCGGGATGGCTGGGCGAGCTGGTCGATGGTGTAGCGGTCGGATGGTGTAGCGGTCGATGGCTCGGGATAGCTTGCGCTCCGGGATGGCTGGGCGAGCTGGTCGATGGTGTAGCGCTCGGATGGTGTAGCGGTCGATGGCTCGGCCTGGATAATCGTTCGCAGCACACCCCTCTAGAAACGGCCTGGGCAGTCCCCTGGCGGCGCGGTCATTTCTCCGCACCCACCCTAGCGCCCCCTTCGCTGGCGCCCCTGTGGCCCCCCTCGTAGGAGCTCTGACTGGCGCGTGCGGCGTTCTGGTCTACCCCGTTGTGCAGCGTGGCCATGGTTTGGGGTCATTTGGGCTTAACGCCGATATCTAAGACACGCGCCATGCTCCCGCCATGCTCCCGCTAGGCTCCCCACGCCTGCCCCCTGCGGGCGTAATCCCGCAGATCACTGCCGATTGGCATGCAAGCGTGTCATGCGGCGCCGTTACAAGGCGTATCACAATGGCGGAGTCCTGCGGGTTTGCGGGGGTGTTGTGGTGTAATCGCGGTGCAAGCCTAGAGGTGTTTGTGCCTGATAACTTGAATTATCGGGCATAGCGGTGTGGCGTGCGGCGCGAGGTGCTGACGGGCATGCCTGAGTGTGCTTAACGCTAGCTGTAGTGGTCCGTTTGATTAGCGACATACCATACGTGGTGTTGGGGGGCCTATACCCTCAGTTTGCCACGGATACATGTGGCAATCCGCCTGTTGACGGTTAAAAATTATTCAAGATTACCCCCACCCGTATCGAACTCCTAACGAACATTCATAAAAAAACTTTTGGCCACGATCAGATTTCCCTTGCAAAGCGTAGTGTGAGGGTCTACGTAGCAGTCACCGGGCGATCCCGCTCGGCAGCGCACCGCGGCGCTTCGCATCGCCCCGCCACGCCCCGCAACACGACACAACGACGGCTACCGCCTAAAGGACCTCCGCCCATGACCTTCCTCGCCCTACTCGTCGCCCTCGCTTTCGTCGTCACAATCTTCCGCGCCCCCCGGCGTCAGCTTCGTATGCTAGGTCGGGTTCGCCGATACCGGCGGCACTATCGCAGGCTATTCTGATGGCTACCCCAGTTTACCAGCGCCGCGCCGCGCATCGCTGCGCCGCGCATCGCTGCGCCCCGCAACGCTTCGCCGCATAGCGCCGCGCAACGCAACGACGGCTACCCAATAAGGATCGATCCATGACCCCCGACGCACCCCCCCTCCCCGCGCAGCAGGACTCCACCCTGATCGCGGCCCTCCGCCTCTCCGCCGGCCAAGCGGCCTGGCTGCGGGGTCAGCTAGCCGTCTCGAACCAGGCGGCCGTCCGCTACGTCACCGAAGCGCTAACCCGTTACTATGGGATGCCCGTGCTATGACATCGGCCGAAAACCCCGGCGAATGGACCGCGCAGGACCTAGCGCTGTTCTCCGTGCTCGACCTTACGAGGTTTGAGTGCCTGCAACTTCGGCACGCTTCCCTAGTCCGCGGCATTTCTTGCACGTTGGCCACGATCGACGCGCTGGTTAGCGCGGGCGTGATTAGCACCCGTATCCGCATCGAGGAAGCCAAATCATGACCCACCACTGCGGCCCCACCCTTCAGGGCGTCTTCGCCCCCACGCACTTCCCGGAGCGGCACTATCCCCCCTATAGGGGGGATGGCAGCCCGCCGCCCCAGCTCCGGGTCATGCCGAACTTCTCCCCCGGCGAGGAAACTCTGTTCATGGTCATGGGCCTTACGGCTGACCAGCGCGTAGCGTTGTGGTCTACCGCGGCCGAGCGTGGTGTAACCTGCGCCGAGATGCTGGTAAGCCACCTCGTCGCCATTGGCATCATTCCCGGCACCCCGGCGGCCTTGCCCCCGTTTACGCCAGAGCAGGGCCAGTGGAAGAAGGGGCCACGCACATGAAAAAGCCCCGCACCCTGGCCGAAGAGGCCGCGGCGCTCCTTGAGCGTGGCGTCGACACCGCGCCCCCCGAGCGGTGGCGCCATGGGGCCGACCCGGAGATGGAGGGCGGCTTGCGCCAGCGGGTCAGCCGTCCCGTGCTGGCCTTGCAGCGCAGCGGCAGGATCGGCCAGGCCGAAGTAACCGCGGCCGACCGCTTCTACACCGACTACGCGCTCGGCATGTGCCAGGCGCGCGACCCGGAGCGCAGCGGCGGCGCGGGCGGTCAGCAGGGCTTCTCCGCGGCGGTGATTGACGCCATGACCGGCTACCGGCAGGCGGTGCAGGCGCTAGGGCTGTTTCGCTCCGCGGTGCTGCACGATCTGGTGATCGAGGAAACGAGCATTTCCACGATGGCGGGCGCCGACGGCGGTCGAGTGTGGACGGACACGCGCAACGAAGTAGCACTCATTTTGCAAGCGCTGGCCGACCATTACGCGACGCTTGGCAGCCGCGTAGCGTGAGGGTATACGATTATGGTTGACATCGGGAAGGGTTTGCCCTACTATACGCACATCATGCGGTTTTGGCGCCCGGCGCCTACCCACCGGAGCACATCATGACCCCCCGCCGCGCACAAAGGGGGGTGTCCCCACCCAGCGACAGTAGCCCGGAGGGTTACGACGCCGGGGTAGACGAAGATTTTGACGGCGACGACGGCGAAGAGGAGATGCTATCGCTCGACGGCGAGTGGCTTAGCCTCGGCCAAGGCCGCCGTATGCGTCGCAATCTAAAATGCGACAGCGATTAGATGCCCCGCGGCGGTTTTAGGCTCGGTGCAGGACGCAAGGCGGGCGGTGGCAACACCACTGGCGCCAATTACGCTACGGCTAAATCCAAGGCGCTAATACAGTTCAACGCGGTAATCAACGCTAGCGACCTTCTGCGGCCGGAGGAAATTCTCCTTCGCGTTGCGAACGGCATTCCGAACCCCGATGGCGGCCCATGGTCGCCCGACGTGATCGACGCGGCCAAGGCGCTGCTGCCCTACAGCCTCGCTAAACCCGCCTCGGTCAGCATTCACCACGTCACCCGAACCGACCGGCGCCAATACACGGACGAAGAGCTTGAGCGGATCGCTGACACAGGCAGCCGCGGCGGCGGAACTTTTAGTTCGACGGAAAGCCCGCTCCTCCTTGCTGGCGTGGTGCGAAACCGCGTTGGAACCGATGGGCCTGAAGCCGGCGAAGCACCACCGGCTGCTAATTAGCGAGCTACAACGGCTTTGGGACACGCCCGGCGGTCGCCTGGCAATCTTTATGCCCCCAGGATCGGCCAAATCGACGTATTCCAGCCAACTTTTTGCGCCATATTGCCTTGCTCAAGCCCGCGGCATCAACGTCATCGGCGCGTCCCATTCGGCTAGTTTAGCCGAGGATTTTAGCCGTAAAGTGCAGGGCTACATCCGCGAGAACACGAAGGTTCTCGGTTACGATCTGACCCGCGAG